TTTCAGAATTATTTTGAAGTCCTCGACTTGATCGGAGGACCTCTGGATTGGTGATATATTGTTTATATATAGTAAGTTTCCGGTATAACGTTTCATTTCAGATGTTTCGACCGAACTCAAGAAACGTGAAGCGGTACTTGTTACACCATTAACCAATTCAGATGATGGTGTACCTCTTATATTTGACAGTTTTAGAATATTATTTGCAGAGTCCCATTCAACAACATTTCCTGAAAAGGTCGATGCTGCTAGTGATAGTCCCTGATATACAACTTCATCCTCGATATAATCGACAGATGATCCATTCAATGTAATCTTTGTTAACTGACTGACCGCAGTATTAGACATTGTTTCTGTACCATCATAGATCAATGGATCTTCAAGCAATGTCACTTGTCTATAGTCATTAGTGGTGACAATCTTACCACCTTCAGATGACTTAACTCTAGTATTGATCAATAGATTAGAACCACCAAGTTCGGTTAGCGGATCAGAACCATGTCCACCTCTAGGACTAATGATTGCTCTAGCAACCGCACCAGAGCCAGTAGCAGATGAAACAGTAACATTTGCGTATGTATAATTGATACCAACGTCAGTCATGACGATTGATTCAACGATATTTGATGTTGTGTTGCGAACTGCTATAGCAGCAGCATCAGAACCGTCACCAGAGATTATTATTGTGATATCGTTGCTTGTGTATGAAGAACCGTGATCGGTTAAAACGATGCTATGAATGCCACCTCTAACAGCATTATTCTGAACGCTCCACTGTAGAGAGCCGTCGTTCACTGTTAGTGTCTTAACCGGAATATAATCATCGGTAACGAAACGTAGAATTTCTTCGTTAGATACGGTATACATATACTTCCAGATATAACCATCTTCTGTTTGAAAGTCTGTGGTTGTTAGAATTGAAATAGGCTTTGATGTTGATTGTGCACCATAGTTATTAGCGATACACTTATAAACATTCCAATCATCAGTGACAACAAAAAATTCATTAGTGTCTGACTTGAGAGTTTTTGAATCGAGCGAGTCATCATAAGCAGCATATACTGTTCCTGATGACCAATCAAATCTAGGTACAACATGTCTAATGTCATTACCGCTAATCTTCTTAGCAGCAATCATGTTATCCCACACACTATAATATGAGTCAACACTAGTGTCTGCCTGAACAGGAGATGCTTCATTTGCCCATGCGGTTGACTTACCAAAAGTCAAATAGACGTTTGATGCTGTGGGTTCTGAAACAGATTCTTTAAACTGTTTAGCGTTGAATACTTGAAGATATTTTGAAAATACGGATGACAAGTCGTTTCCTCTCTATTCTTTTACTATTTATGCAATGACACATAAACGTCACCTGAGTTGTTCGGTAGCAGATTAGATAGATTGCTACTTACGACTACACCAGTGTGCTTGACATTGTAGGTCGAACTATCAGTTATCTTATTGACAGTATAAACACCATTAGCAATGCTCTCAAGATTTCCTGAATCAAATAGCATATTAACTGTATTGCCTACGCTGAATCCATGTGATGATCTAGAAATACCAACATTGACATAACCTCTATAGACAGTAACTAGACCATTTGCAGATAGAACATTTGGTGTATTCAATGTCATCGATGATGAACTTGTTACGTTGACTGTATAATATCCATTTGATACGTTTGCTGTGTCACCAGTAATGAACCACATATAAACAGAATCATTAGAATTAAAATCATGATCTGTAATGTTTAGGGTAACATCTGATGTCTTATAGTTTAGACTACCACTAGAAGATACTGGATATCTCGTAGTGATATTGAATGTATTAACTGTGACATCGCTAACTGTGTATAGTGTGTTGGTGACGTTTCCTGTGTCGCCGCTATATGCATAGATGAATATAGGATCACCATTAGACAATTCATGTGATGTATCGGTGACTACAATCTGATTGAAATAAACATTAGCATTACCGGATAGAGAAGATGCTGATGCAATGTTTTTATGTTCAACTGTAAATTGTGTAGCGTTTGCTGATGTTACTGTATAGCGAGTATTAATAAGTGTAGTGTCGCTGGAGTTAAACTTTAGGTATACATTATCACTAGGAATTAGTCCAGTTGAATTGGCAAAGATTGTAACACTGGGATTGTTTATTGTTACATTACCGTTTGCTGGATATGCCTTCTTGACAATGTTTAACTTCTTACCAGATAGTGAACCAGTTAGAGCGGGATATAGAACGATAGCATCGGTGTTATTTCCCACATACATTATCTGTGCATTAGATGAATCGACATATACAGTGTCACCAACAGCAATAGCAACGTTGGAGTTCTGTGTCCATTGTGATAGTATTGCCCAAGAATTTGTAGCACCTGCACCGGTTGACAGTGTTAGGTTAGATGTGATCTGGCTGGTTGAATATAGTGCTGAATTGCCGTTTGCAATAGGAACGATAATATAATCTAGATTAGCACCACTAACAGTATAACTACCATTGACAACGTTTGAATACATCGATGTGTGGAACTTTAGATATACATTATCACCTTTTACATAGCCATGACTGTTCGATTTAAGAACTAGATTTGAATCATATGAATTAAAGGTACCAGTGGTTGATACTTGCACATTATAAGATGCCGGTACTATTCTAGGTGCATATGTGGCACCCTTAGTCGATACATTATATGTTCCCGACATTGTGATATCATTAGTTGCAACCAAATATGTTGATAGTAGCAACTTAGTATTAGGAACAGCGGCCTCGGCAGAGAATACTGTAGTGACATTATTTGTATCTGTCAATAGATAATGACCAAACAGTTTCATACCAGCAGGATGTGTTAGATCCTTGATTGATTTTCTATACTTGTTAATTGGTTCATCAACACGGATAACATAAGAGAAGTTCTGATAATAGTCTCTGTCTTGTAGGAAGTTATATGCACTCAAGAAACCGTCGTCGTTCAAGAAGCGACCAGGATAACTATATGCACCAGTAACGATTGATGCGGTTGCAATGCCACCAGAACCAGCAGCCATATTGGCTAGATTGATAGTTGGTGTTGATGTATAACCAGTACCACCAGAGATTAGTTTTAATTCTAGAATCTGACCATAGGTTACTGCCGATGCTACAAGTGTTTCACCATCACCGATAATAGATGTGACTTTGATATTAGCACCAGAACCTGATCCTGAACTTACTGTGATATTAGGGAAGTTTGCTTGATCGTATCCTGAACCACCGATAGTGTGACCCTGCATTTGTTTCCAATATACAGATGTAATAGAACCTGTGGCATTAACTGCGGTTACATTAGCAGCAGCACCGACACCATAACAACCAATAGGATTGGTGAATACCAATTCATCACCAACAGAATAATCGATGCCACCGTCATATATTTCCATTCTACCAAGAATACCTAGAGAACGAATAGCAGTATTAGATCGAACGTCTAGTGATGGATTTGAAATATAATGATCACCAGTATTGATAACGTGACTAAGTGTTACAGGACCACAGTTAGAGTAAGTCCAATATGACATTGAATTTTGTACCCATTGAGAATATGGGTTGACAATACTGCTGTTTAGATTTGAGTAGCGAACATTATTGATTGCTGTACCAGATTCAAGACTGATCAATGATTTCATAACTGAATATGAATTAGGATGATATGTTTCACTTTCATCAACGGTGAATACGTTTGCTGTAGCGTCAACACCACCACCGCCTGTGATTAGAACGGGGTTGCCGACTTTGAATCCTGCACCACCATATGCAACACCAATAGATGATAGAGAGCCTTTAGTGACAGATGAAATGATTACTTGTGCACCAGTTCCTCCACCACCCTCAACAGGAACAGATGAACCTTCAGTATAGCCTGATCCGCGTCCTGCTAGAGAGATGGAAGAAACAACACCAGAAAATAGAGTTCCTGATAGAAAGTAAGTTACCGCTTCTTCTTCATAAAAGCAGTATATCGTTTCACCGTCAATAAATGACTTATACTCATTAGATAGTTTGAGTTCTTTGACCAACTGTCCTTTATCGTAATATACATCTACTGCTTCTACGATAGCAGTTGCATCTGATGATTGTCCTTGAATTTTCTTGTTAACAAAGTTAGAATGTGCAGTTGAACTCGATACATTGTTAACCTGAACATTACCCAACTTAACTGATTTCTGAATGAACCATTTACCATCTGAGGCTTTTAGAATGTCACGCTTTGGATAATAGAAACTGATTTCCTTGTTTAGTAGGATTCTCAATAGAAAGCGAACAGACTTTTCTGAACCTCTAGCACGATAGAAGTCTTTAACATGCTTAGTGATTAGTGTTCTGTCTGCTTGAATGCCAGCAGGAAGTAATGAAATGAAATTATCATATAACTTCTCAATGAACTGATCTTCTGCATTGTCAATATCTTTGAACTTAGTAAAGTTCTTCGTTACGTTTAATGTCTGATTGTTTTGCTCTAGGAACTTATAATAGTCCTCTAGAAAGGCAACGAATGTCGTATGATCGTCTTTGACGAACTGTGGAACCTGTGATGAAACTAGATGTGATGTTTTGTTGTTTGATACAGACATTATTCAGGAATTACTTCTAGTTGGATGCTTTGATAATTGTTTTCATCAATAGCAATGATTCTATTTCTTGATGGATTAATAATGTCACTTGCAGGGATAACATTGACCGTCATAATGTCGTTGTCATAGAAGTCATTGATGCCAATTGCTTGTGGTAATAGAGAAGTGATTACAACTTTACCGGTTGTGTAGTCAATTGTTCCTACATTTTCGTTAACGATAACTTTCTCACCGTTAGACTTATAGTAGAATGTTCTTAGAACACCGTTACGTGCTTCTAGAATTGCTTCAGCAGATGCTTCAGACCCACCACCATCGGTGATTTGAACTGTTGCTCTGGTATAGTTAGTTCCTTTACTTGTCACCGTAATGCTGTAAATCTTATTACCAGCGATAGATGCAACTGCTGAGGCACCAGAACCATCACCAATAATGGTTACAGTTGGTGCTGAGTCGAAATTCATACCAGGATTAATAATCTTGATTGAATCAATACCGGTGAATGAATCAGGAACTTCTTCGATGAATACGTTTCTATAGACCATAGCATTGTCTAGAACTGTGATATATGGATAGGTGTATAGTTTTTCAAGATAAGCACCCTTCATAAGTTTTGTATTATAATTGATATAATAGTTCTTAGACTGCAAAGTTGTCAACTGAACACGCTTCTGCATATACACAACAATATCTGAGGCTGTGATAGACTTTTCACAGTTCTCAATGTAGTATTGTAGTCTTGACTTTTTATACTTTGCTTTGAATGTGTTTAGTTCGTTGTTGCTATAGTTAATAATGGCCTGTCTAACGATTGCCTGGAGTTCTTCTCCGGTCTTAGTTGTTAGAGATGGATTATATGTAACCTTACCCTGAATCATTAAGAACACATAATCAGGATCTACGATTTCAGGGATGATAGTTAGAACGTTTCTATTCTCAATTAGTGTATTCTTGATGCGTTCTTTCTCAAGATTAGAAAGAGCATAGAAGCCACGTGTCTTTAGTGATAGATAGACTTTGCCATAAACAACAGGATCATTATCTTCACCACCCCAAATAGAGACTGAATCGATATTATCGTAGTCTTTGGTGATTAGTGATTCATAGTCGTTAACAGTTACGGCTCTGTTCTGTGCTGTGTAGTAATATGGCGCACGGAAACGAATCTTATCGATGTCTTCCTTGTCAACACCACCATATGATGTTTCTACAGTGGTAACAAGAACACTGTCTCTATAATTAGGACCGCCAATAGGATCAGTAAACTTAAACTTTGAAATGTTGTTTGAGACTGCACCAACTGTGTCGAGGTAAGTTGCAATAACAATATTACCGTCTTTTGGTCTATGACCTAGAACACCATCACCGAAGTAGATGGTATACTTGAGTTGATCATCTTCTTCAACAAAGAATACTTTTGAATCACCAGAAATTTCTGTTAGATCAGCAGCAACCTTATATTCGATTGTGGTTGTATTAGATGACGATTCTTGAACAGTAACAACAAGACTATCAGTATCAACATTAGCGGATGGAATCTGAAAGCGTCTTGATGTATTAATCGAGTCAACTAAGAATTGTTGTGTAACAACCTGCCCCTGTTTAATGAATACATTGGCAAAGTTAAATGAGCCAGCCGACTTGTGTGCGGTATTTGAATTAATAGTTACGAATGGGAAATTAACACCGTTCTTATCTTGTCCAACTAGTCTTGTGTATTTGTCTAGTGTGATAACGTTTGTATCACGATCTTCTGTGGTAGATGGTGTTACGACAATGTTAACCTTAGATAATGAACCGTGTGCTGAACTAGGAACATAATTGATTAGTTTAGCATGTGAAAGGATATTGTTACGAACCTGTGCAGTATCTAGGAACGATTCATTAGCAGCCATGTTAAGATAGAAAGAGTTATAATATGTATTGTATGCAAGAACGTCCAATAGAACAGACATACCAGAACCGTCAAAATCGTAGTCAGTGAATGTGGACTGACTACGAAGAAAGTTTTTTAGATTTTCTTTAATCTTAAAGAAGTCTAGGTCTGCAACTTGGAGTGTGGTATTAGAAGTTGCCATATTATTAACGAACCCTTTCTAGGAATATTGTTGTTAGGACTGGCTGCTCACGGTTCTTAATGACATACATCAGATTAACATTGAAACCATTTCTGTCTACATCAAGATCAACTTCAACATTTAAAACAGATACTCTTGGTTCAAAGTTATTTATAACGTCTGTCACAGCAGTCTGTAGTTGATTAGCCGTAAACTGATCAGCGTTATTAAATAGTGTGTTACGAATATTTGATCCGATATATGATCTGAATGGACGATCATAATAGTTAGTGAAGATCAAGTTTCTGATTGATCTTTTAATAGCATCATCACCAGATTTAACAACCACATCACTCGTAGTAGGGTGACGCAGGAAGTCTAAATCTAAATCTGTATAGTCGGGCTGACGATTGATAAATGACTTTGCCATAGTAGTCCTTTTAGTATTCCTTTATTTATGCCAGTTTACCGATAGACGCTGCATCTGACGAAGCCACTTGTGGATTGGCAGAAGGTGTTGTCGTTGGTGCACCAGGCTTTGCAGCATTGCTAGCCGTCTGGGCTCCTTCTTGCATACGAATCTCTGCTGCTTGTATTTTCTTTTGTCCGCTGAAATTCATATGACTATCTGTTCCGCTAATCTTAACTGCACCAGATGAATTGATATCTAGACTTGCTGATTTAATTAGAGTGCCTTGACTAGACGTTACATCAACTGATCCTGCTCTTGCTTCCATCTTAACAGTCTTTGCGCTTTGTGCTAATTGTGAATTGGTGAATAGAGATAGTTGTTTCTCTGAGCCAAGATTAAGCGAACCTTTAGAAGAAGCAATAGTGGCATCTTCTCCAGCAGCCATAGCATATGACTTAGCAACCTGTCTTGATTCGCTACCAGCAACCTTGGTTGTTCTGTTACCACCAATAGCAACGTCCATATTGTTGCGAATAACTGCATTATGACTATCTGCGGTAACATTGTAAGCACCGGTGACTGTCATATTAACATCACCATGAACAGTCTTATTATAATCACCATACACCATCATTGACCCATGACCTTTAACTGTAAGATCATGTGCACCAGTGACAGTCATTCTATTTTCACCAAAGATAATATCATATTTACCATGATGTGCAGTTACTTGAACAGAACCATCTGGTAGAAATTGAAATGCTGATCCGCTTCTATGTTGAATAGTCATACTCTCTGAACCAGGAGTATCATCGACCATCATAGGTATATTACCAGAGCGTGTCTTGGTGATTAATTGATTGGGGTACTTACCAGCGTTTTTCTTGGTACGAGGATCTTTCGCTGATGACCACTTTTGTGGTGTTTCTTTTTTAGGGTTATCGTGTTCTGCCATTATATCCTCTTACGACATAAACTTAGAAAGTGGATTGCCACCTTGAATTGTTTGCATAACTATACTCTTTAAATCAACATCTTTATTCATGCCTTCCATCAACTGTTTCATTTGTCCTTCAGCATTTGGTGGTAGACGCTTCATCATATCCATTAGATTAGATATCTTATCACCAAACATATTCTGTCCGCTGCCAGAGCCAGGATTAGAAGATGGATTGCTAAGATTGTTACTCATATTCTGCTGTGGTGTTGTATTAGAATATTCAGTCTGAATATCACCAGTTGCAGTAATAATAGTATTAGCATTACCCCAGACAGTATTTGATGTAATAACTGTATTGGCTAATTTATCTAAGCCAAACAATGTTTCATCATGCTGCAAACGATTAAGAACTTCCATCAAATCTGCTAGACAGGTAACCTGACTGAGTAGTTCCGCAGCATTATCTAGATATGTTTCATCATGAACACGGAACATTGTGGTAAATGCAGAATGTGTTGAATTTGCATCAAGCCCCTGTGACATTGTAGCAATACTAGTCAAGGCATCTTGCATTTGTGGGGATAGGTTTTCTTGGATTTGATCCATTCTGTTATAAGAGAGGCTAGTCTGTAACCCTTGTTGACCCTGGGCACCACCTGCTGCACCACCTCCACCCATG